ATAATCAGCGAGACTTCATCTATGTGCGAGTTAATAATCCCGGCTTGCAGTCTCTGCTCGTCCCCGATGATTTCCGCAATGCCCTTGCCGTAGAACTGATCTATCACGTCGGTGTAGTTCACCGAAATGAAGGGGATGAACATGTAGGGGTTGGGGATGTTGCGGATAACTTCCCTGCGGTTCAGGACCGTAACCATGCGGTCATTGGTCCAGTACTCCAAAATTTCGAATAGAGCTTTGGCCGGGTCCGCCGAAGCGTTCAACGGATAGCGTTCATTGGTGCCGGCTTCCTGTGCTGATCTCTGTTTGCTAGTGTCGGCCGAAGCTGATGCCGGAGTCATGCCCCGCTTGACCATTAGGATTAGATCTTCGCGGTCTGGAATCACATAACTGGGGTCGTTTTCGCCCATCCAGAACAGCTCATCCATTGACATCATGGCGCGGTGGATGCAGTACTGTGCGCCTTCGACGCGCGGACGCTTCCACGATGGGTCAATGTAGAAATCCCGCAGAGAAACGTAAGTCACCGCTGGGCGGTTGATTTGGTCTTTCTTTATTCTCCGCTTGAACTGGCGCTTGGTCCCGAGAGAGAAGGGAACCCCTAACCGCTTCATAACGACTGGGGTAAGCTCATCCGACCAGAACTCTCGATTACGGTCCTGGCGGATCCAGCTAAGTTTGGCTACGCCGGTGCCGTGCACGTTTTTGGAGCGAATGATTTCCTCTGTCTCTGCCCAGAAATTGCCATCATCGAGCTGCGCGGCGATCAGTTCGCGCGTGGCAATCGATTGCTCGATAGCCGTACCTGGGCGCGGGAAGCAGTCAAAGAAGATGCCGTCCGTGTTTTCGAACAGGGCCGACATTTCCGCCGGAATCAGCGATTCGACCTGCTGCCAAACCAGACGCACCCCGAGGGACGAACGTGGCGTATTCGTCCCATCCCACACTTTTTGCACGATGTTGGCGTGCAAGAGCCGGTCGTTGTCGTCCCACTTGGTATCAAAGTTTTGTTGGCGGTGTTGGCTGGCGCGGTCAAAGTCAGTGACGACGATTTTCAGCGCAAGGTCATCGTCCCACTGTTCTGGAGCGAGTTTGGCTTCTTCCGGTTTGGGGACACCGACATCGCGGTCCGCGCGGTTTCCCGCCGGTGCCGAAGTCGAGGCTTCCGGAGAAGCGGCTGCCAGTAAATCGGGTTGTGGGTCGCCGAGAGCCATTAGCCGCAGAAACTTTGCCGGGGGTTAGTGGGCGCTATCCCACAGTTACGGGCTTCTACCGAACCCCCGGACAAACGCAATGCTTCCTTAAGGGCATCCATCCATCTCTTATAGCTCCGTCCGTAGGAATACACATCGGGAACTATCTGCGTAACTAGCCAGCGGTCTTTGAACTTATGAACGTGCGGTTTAAAGCATTTCATGCTGGAGCTTCGTTTCGGCGGTGACCATGTCGCCGTTGCGCTCGAAACGGTACCAACGCTTCGGGTCGGGGTTGGTAAGGATTGCGATAATTTGCGGTATCAATGCCCCTGAAATCTTCACACCGTTAACTTCTACGTGGCTCGGAAGCGGATCAAGTAAACTCAACATCTTTCCCTCTCCTAAGCCATCAAACCTAGAACCGGGTCCCCAGTGCGCGAACCCAATTCCATTAAAGCGTCATCTGCCGAACTGTTGAACATTTGGGTTAGAGCCACGTGATCAGACAAAGCGTCTACGATGTCATCGTGCCCATACTTCGGGAACCGGACTAATTCAAGAATTAAGTTCTCCCGGAAAGCAATGTCTTTGACGATATGCAGCTCGCCGCGCTCGAACCAAGGCTGCAGCCCAGCAATGCGGCCCTGTTTAGCCTGTCCGTTGTCGCGCCGGATCCAAACCATGGGTAAGTGGAACTTTTGCCGCACGGCTTCTGCGTTCATAATCGGCTCAAGCAGCCGGCTAAACACAATTTGTTCAGTCCTCACCTGAATCGGCTTGAATTGCTTATAAACCTTGTACAACTTGTCAACTACTTGCAGTGGTTTCATGTGGCCCATGGCAATATCTTCCACGTAGATGTGCGGGGTGCGGTTGGATTCCGGGTTAGGGATGCCAATTGAGCAGGTTACGATCGCGGTTCGGTCCGCGTCGGAACTTTGCGAATAGGCCAAATCAAAGCTCGTGAAATAAACCCGCGCCCGCGGCAAATCCGCTTTATCAATAAACGCTTTCTCCACCAACGGCCAGGGGAAATGCTGCGAATCTGAGGGAACCGGCTTGTTGAGGTACTGCGCGGAAAAGTTGAACGTTCCCATTTCTTGCCGCTCTTGCTCAAGGCGCTCCTTGGTGAACCGTTCCGGGAAAATCGGCTCGCCTTCCGCATTGAAACAAGCCCGTCGGGTAATCAAATACCTGCGATGCGGCCTGGCTAGGCAATCTTCGTCGGTGTAGTCGTCGCCCAGGATTTCGCCGTAAAGGTCTGAAAAGTCGTATCTGGTCCCAATGACGTCCCGATAGCCGTAAGGCTCGAGCAGCGGGTTCGTCAGTTTGTACCACTGCACTACCTGCTTGATACTCTCCGCGGTGCGGCTGTTGGTTTCATTGACCAAATCGTCTAACTTGATGACGTCGTAGTGCATACCGGCGACGGTAGCGTCCGGCGAAGCGATAGAGCAGGTCGGCTCCCGCAGGAACTTCGATTTGCGCGCCGGGCAGGTAAAGGCTTCCATGCGCCCCCAGTCTTCGACTTTGCGCGCGCTGGGGCATAGCTCCGGGAAAAAGGACCGAAGCACGTCGTTGTACTGAAAATGAGCTTTGACTGCGGAAAGCATCTTTATAGCGTTATCGCGCGTTCCTGAAGCGATGAGTATTCGCACGTCGGGAAAGCACAAGATCCATTGCACGGCATCGCAGATGTCAATGGTGGTCTTGAAGTGGTTACGAGGGTCAAGGTAAAGTCTTTGCTTGTCTTGCGATTGCGCCGCGAGCGTGAGGTCTGGGTTCTTTTGGACAAAGTGTTTATAGCAAACAGGGTTATGAATGCGCTCACTCCAATAATGCTGAGGCGGCGGATACAGGACTTTGACCAACTGCCAGAGGTCGGTCTGCAGGATTCGCCGCCAAGCATTGAAGGCTCTGACACTAAGGTTTTCTGGTTGGGGCTGTGCGAGCTGCGCTAAGGGCATTGGCTAGAGCTTGCTTGTGATGGTCCGCCATCTTCTGCATGGTCGAGCCGAAAGTCGGCTTGGCCGGTCCTTTCTTGGGCATCGGTTGCTTAGTCATGAGTGTCCCAAAACCAGCGGGACAGTTGTGGGACAGACATTAGTCGTTTTCCGCGGCTTCGAAGTCCGGCAGCGTGTTATCGGTGTTTGGCCGGGAGAAGTTGAACGCTTTGTTGCGGATAGCCATCTGCCCAGCCTTGTCCAGTTTGATGTGCTGCGCCGTCTGGTCCGCCCAACAGGACTCGCTAGACGCCTGCGTGGTCACGTCCTGAGCGGTTGAGATGGGCGTTTCCGAGTTGTTGATAGCGTTGTCGATGAACTTCGGTAAAACGGGTGCGCTGTACTCCGAAATCTGCACGTTGGCCATCGGGTCTAGCCCGAGCGGGCTGCCATTACTCATATACCCCTCCAGAGATGTAAACTTGCCAATTTGTGAATTTGGTCCTGATTCATGTCTTCGGAATCGTGCGCGTGCAGTTTTACGGTTTCGCCTTCGATCTGCGGTTCTTCCGATTGTTTGCTGGCAAACGACGCATGGGCTAGTTCGCCGGCGCGCTCGTGTACCCGCTCTTCCTGATCTCGGACTTCTTGCGGGCTAGTCCCCAATTGCCGCTCATAGACTTCCGAAACATCGCTGACCGTCCAAGAGTGCGCCAAGTGGCCATGCGGGTAAGACTTGTCGATACTCTTGAGCTTCACAGACTTCCGGCCAGTTCCTTACGAAACGAGCTGTTATCGTGCGAAGTGGTGGAAACCACATCGTTGACCTGTGACACGTTGACGGTCGAGTTGATCCCGCCGTGGCCTTCATTCGTGCTTTTGTTCCCTACGGCGTCATTTTTGGCTGACGGCTGGTAAACCGGGGAAACCTGTGGGTTCGAGGATGCTGCGTCAATATCGCCGAATGGGTTGCTCATGCTGTCCTCCGCTGGAATTGCTCCTGTTCTTCCTGCTCTCGCCAGTGGCGCTCAATACCGGTCTCCCTGCGCTCTTTGGATTTGCGTTCATTCCAAAGCCTACAAAGCTTGGCGTGCGATACGATCTCCACAGCCGAGTTAACGAACCCGTAGCTTTCTGGCCCCTTCCCGCAGATGCATTCGTAAACGTAGTCGGCGCTCATGCTTCCTCCTTGTCGAAAGTTATCTTTCCTGTGGTTCCGGCCAGGTAAGCAAACCTGGCCGCATCGTTGGGGTTTAAATACTCAAGCGTTAAGTGGAGCGCTGACGCTGAGATCACCCTAACCTTTACGCCAGTCTCCGCCCTGACTACTCCTGGGAGATGTTCCCAAGTTTCGCGCTGCTGTTTCGTCATATTCCTGCCTTTCTGCGCGCCTGGCTCAGTGCAATCGCTACGGCCTGGCTGCGGTTCTTAACTAGCGGCCCCGTCTTGGAACCCGAGTGTAGGGATCCGGCCTTGAATTCCGTAAGGGTCGTTTTGATCTTGCCCTGCGCTTTCGGTCCTTTCGGGTAAGACTGTGCCATCTATAACTCCTGTAACATTGTTACTTGCCATCATTTCCTTCATTTTGCTCATGAGCATGGCTT